AAACTGAGAAACTGACGGACGCCGGCCTTGCCGAAAAGGTCGGGCGCGATCGGTCGAATGTTACCCGCTGGCGCCGGGGCGACACGAAGCCCGACTTCGATGCCTTGGTGGCTATCGAAAAGATCAGTGGCGGCAAGGTCACGGCTCTGGATTTCGCGAGGGTGTCATGAAGACGATATCGCAGCCATTCCCTCGAGGCCCCTATGCGATCGAGAAGATCGGCGATGTCGAGCGCATCGTTGACCGCTTCGGCAATGATGTGATGCGCGAGCCGAATGGGATGCAGCGGCTGATTGAGTGCGCCAACGCGCTCTCGGATGTCTGGTTTCCTCAGAACCACGTCCCCGCGACGGAGGATTACGTCAAGCGCCTTGAAGAAAGCCGCCGCGAGGCGTGGGCTGCATTGGGGCTGGCGTTGCCGCGCGTCTCCTTGCCTCTTGAGAGAGAGGGGATGGAAGCCTAATGCGCGTCCTTGAGCATCGTAGAGCCACAGCATTTGCGGCCCAGCGCCTTCATGGTGGCCTGGATGGCTTCCAGGATAGCGGGAGTGTCCATGACAACGCGGGCAACGACAATATACTCGATGCCGCCGGCATAGTCGGAAAGGGACTTCTGCTTGGCGTAGAATGTGAAGCGATAATTCCCGCTGCCCAATTCTTCGGCTTCCGCAAGACCGCTGACAAATATGTCCGGCACAATGGCCGGTTCCGCAAGCAAATGCTCCATGATCGCCTCCCAAAACTGCGGGGAGGTTGTTGTCTATTTCCCCCGCACGTAGAGGCTGAGACAGGTATGGCGCCCGGTTCAAGAGCATATCAGCATATGCTCACTGCTAGCTCTGCTTATCCACAACCAATTATTAACGCCTGCAACGAAGGCGTGAACTCCCCGCAACCGCACCGCGCAAATGATATCTGGCGGGGGAAAATATGAGCGCCTGGAACTTCGATGTTTCGCAAGCCCCTCACGGCCATACCGTTGACGATTTTGTTCAGACGGCGAAGGGCGTTCGCAAAACCACGCGGTTCATGCCCGTCAAGGTCATCCTCGCCACAAAGTGCGGGAAGGTCACGGTCAGCAAATACCTTCCCGACGAAGACCGCTGGGAAATGCTCCAGAAGGGCGAACAACCAATAGCGTGGCAGCTCTGGCCGCTTCACCCGGACCTCCAGTGGTTCGCTCTCTCCCAAGATACCCACTCCCTGCCTCCCCTAAATCCCCCGGCAGATGAAGAGGGCGCTGCTGCCAATCCAGGCGAGGCGCAGCCATGAGCTACGATTGCTACTGCGATTACGATCCTGCATCTGTCTTCAGCGTCAAGACGGTTACCGCTCGCAAGCGTCACCAATGCTGCGAATGCCGTCGAGTTATCAACCCTGGCGAAACCTATCGGTACGCCTTCGGCGTTTGGTCTGGCGATGCATCGTCGCTGCATACGTGTTCTCATTGCTACGAAATCCAGAATTTCGTTTCGATCAGCATCCCATGCTTCTGTTGGGAATACGGGAACATGATCGAATGCGCTGAGGAAGCAATCGCGGATGCCTATTACCGCGCCAAAGATGAAGTGCGCGGCCTCCGCACCGGGTTCTATCGTCGCGTCATCGCTGGCCGGCGCGCCGCCAAACTGGCGAGGCTCGCAGCATGACATCACAAGCCATCCTCTGGAGCGTCAGGGTATCGTCGCGATCTGTCAGTAAGGGCTTCGTCCAGAGTACCAGGGCGAGCGGTGTCCTTGTACTTCAAACTGGAACCCCTCCCGAAATCCGCTTGCCCGCCCGTATTTCCAATTCCGTTGCTTCTCCCCACTTCGGCAACGGGATCGCCGCCGATTCCTCCCCCTTGAGGCAGCGTAAGCTGGCGGCCGGGAAGCTTGAGCGCGGTGGACCCCTGTTTGCGCTCGCTATCCCGGCCGCTCTTTTCTCGACACGCAGGGACAGGCGTTCGAGATCCTTGAATTTGCGCGGAGTTATCAAGGCACTCCGCAGCCTTCTTCGCTTTTCGCTCGTCCCAGTCTCGCCAAAGACGACGAGCGGCATCTTCCAAAGACTCTTCTTCGCGCCAGTCCTTTCGTCTGTGCCTGTTCTCCATGCTGAAAACAAAGCATGGAGCAGGACGCATGAGGCGCAGAGAAATCGTGCATCAGGAGCAAAAAGATATGAGTAGCGCAGAGGTGGCGTCGGGGTACGTCAGGCGCATGGTTGCGAGTGAAACGCGAGGTTGGGGCGATCAAGACAACGCCCTGGCCCGCCTTGAGGCAAAGTATGGTCTACCTTTCTGGACCCTCCAAAACCTCCGTACGGGCCGCGCTAAGACGGTCGAAGCCGGGCTGTTTGCCCGGATCAGGGGCGCGTATCTTGATCTGTGTGAGAAGCAGGTCGAGAAACTCAAGCATGAGATCGCGATCGAGAGGGCGCTATACGAGGATGACACTATTGCGGATTTGGAGCGCGAGGCTTCGCACCTTGCTGCGCGCATTCAGGCGAAGAAGGCGGCGAGGGCCGCCAGATGACGATCGCATGGCCGGCAAATAGAATAAAGCTTTTGCAGGATGGGTTGTCTCGGCCCATCCCTTCGCCAAAGATGCGCGTGCTAAGCTTAGGGGCTGGCGTCCAGTCAACGACGCTTGCCCTTATGGCGAAAAGAGGCGAAATCGACCCCCCCGACTGCGCTATTTTCGCGGATACTGGCGATGAGCCAAAAGCAGTCTACGACCATCTCGAATGGCTAATTGGCGTCCTGCCGTTCCCCGTTCACATCGCTAGGCGTTACAGTTCGCTCAGCCAGGCATTCAAGGACGGTGACGACGAGGCGCGCATCCCATGGCACGTCGGGCATGGTGGCCTTGGTGGCCGCCAATGCACCCGCAATTGGAAAATCCGCCCCATCCGGCGAAAGATTCGCGAACTGCTCGGCGTCGGGCTGCGCGGCTACATCGCATCCGGCACCGTCGAAAGCTGGGTCGGCATCTCGCTCGACGAGATAACCCGCATCAAGCCTAGCGGATGCCGATTCATTCACAACCGGCATCCGCTTATTGAAGCTCGCATGAGCCGGCAGGACTGCTACACTTGGTTGGAGCAGCGCCAGTACCGCATCCCGCCGAAGTCCCGCTGCAAATATTGCCCCTACCAGGGTAACGCGGGTTGGCGAAGCCTCAAAGAAAATGAGCAAGAGTGGCAGGAGACCATCGAGCTTGATGGGTGGTTGCGCGAGCCGGCGCAAGTCGTCCGCTTCCACGGCGAGATGTATCTCCACCACAGCCGTGTTCCGCTTGCCAAGGCCGATATCTCCCTAGCTGACACGGGGCCCGACCTTTTCGGCCATGAATGTGAAGGGATGTGCGGCGTATGACTACGTGCCCAACCATTCGAACCGATATAGGATGTGTCGTGAGGCCGCTCTTGCCGCAGTCGATGAGGATTTCCATGGCCCGCAGATGGATGCGTATCGGTCAGCGGCGAATGGATTGGGCCGAAGCGATTGCCCCCGAAATCACGACTGATCAACCCAACGGAGAATGAGTAATGCCAGACTTTACTGGATTGGCGTACCTGGCGGTGGTTGGTCTCTGCGCCGTCATATTGACGATTACGCTTTTGCCAGTTGCGGGCCTTTATGGGCTTGCATGGCTCCTTGAACCGCGCGGCGGTTCTTCTGTGTGGATCATTCAAGAAGTTCTCAGCGTGGTCTGGGTCGTGGTCTGCGCTGGTTTCTTCGGGTCTGCGATCCTGTTCCCACTGATCTCGCGATGGAGCCGCTAACCAATGCTCACCGAAGACATGATCAGGCGCCTCCAAGGCGCAGACATAGACCCTGATCCCAAGGAGCCTTTCTATCTCTCTCCCTGGTTCATCTGGACCATTCGTATCTCCTGCATCCCGGTTAGCTGGATACTGGTGATCGGTATCGTGATGGCCGGCTGTAGCTTGTGGAGGCATCTGGGTTGATCCGGCGCGAGGAGATCATAGGCGATTGCCGGCTGCTATTGGGTGACTGTCTCGAAATCTTGCCGGCCCTCGGCAAGGTTGATGCGGTCGTGACTGATCCGCCCTATGAGTTCGACGCGCAGGGGGCTGGGATCTTCCGCACCAATCGTCAGTGCATGGACGCCATTCTGGAAACGGGGCTCGCTGATGGGTTCGATCATTCGATTCTGACAGCAAGCCTTTGCGATAGCGTCGTGGTCTTTTGCCATAATGATCAGCTTGACGCGCTGCTACCGTGGCTGGCGGAACAGTTCGACCGTTACGTTATCTGCATGTGGCATAAGGTAAATCCTATGCCGGTGGCGAACAAGCACTACAAGCCGGACACCGAGCTTTATATTCATGCCTGGAAAAAGCAGGCGCACCCGATCGGCACACTTGACGAGAAGTCCCGGTTTTTCTTCGCGCCAGTCGGTAAATCCGAATACGGCCATCCGACAGTCAAACCGCTGCCGCTGATGGCTAAGATTATCCGCAATGTGCAGGCGGAGATGATCCTTGACCCCTTCATGGGCTCTGGAACGACCGGCGTAGCTTGCGTTCGGGAGCGCCGTGCTTTCATCGGCGTTGAGCGTCACGAACCGTATTTCGACATCGCCTGCGAGCGCATCCGCAAGGCCTATGCCCAGCCTGACATGTTCATCGAGCGGGCACCTGAGCCAAAGCAGGAAAGCCTCTTCAATGGGGAGGCTGCATGATCCGCATCGAGCTTCCCTTTCCGGTGCCGCTCTCCGCCTGCTTCACCAATGCACAGGGTAGGGGCCGTGTCCCCACACCTAGATACAAGGCATGGCAGACGGAAGCTCTCTGGTCGATCAAGGCGCAGCACATCAAACCCATTGGTGGGCGCGTGTCAGTCTTCATTCGCCTCGTTGCCCCTGACAAGCGCCATCGGGACGCCGGGAATTGCGACAAGGCCATAGGCGACATTCTGGTCAAGGCCGGCATCATCAAGGATGACAGCAACCGGTTTATTCGAAGGCTCACCTATGAGTGGGCAGACGACGGCCCTCCATGTGTCGTCGTCATCCAAGAAGCGACCGAAGCACTAGCCGCCTAGAGCCATTCGATAGGGCGCCAAGCCCTGATTTGAGGGATCAATGAGTCATTGGGAATCTGTCGGTCAATCGGATGAATGGTACACGCCGAAGTACGTCATGGATGCGCTCGGGTGCCATTTCGACCTGGATGTCGCCGCCCCGTTTGACGGGCCGCTGCACGTTCCGTGCGATGGCTGGATCTATGACCGATCACTAGAGCGCGCGTGGTCTGGTTTTGTCTGGATGAACCCGCCCTTCGGCGGTCGAAACTCTCTTGAGCCGTGGCTGGATAAGTTTTTCGAGCACGGGAACGGCATCGCGCTGACGCCTGATCGTACTAGTGCCCCGTGGTGGCAGAAAGCATTCCGCCGCTCGGACGCGCTCCTGCATGTAGCCCGCAAGATCAGATTTATCCGGCCCGATGGTTCGGAAGGCAAAAGCCCATCGAATGGCACAACGCTGTTCGCATCTGGAGAAAGGGCGACGCTCGCCCTGCTTGATGCCGATACGGCTGGGCTCGGGACGTACGCCGCCCTGCGGCAACGCAAGATATGGAGGTCAGCAGCATGAGCGACTTTGAACAGTTCTGGTGCGCGTACCCCCGCCGTGTCGCCAAGGGGCACGCGCGAACAGCCTTTGAGAAGGCAATACGCAAGACCACCCTCGAAACGATGCTCTCGGCAATCGCGGATTACGTCCGGTTCAAACCAGAACGTATCGACTTCAAGCACCCCGCGACATGGCTCAACGGGGAATGTTGGGAGGATGAGTGGGCAACCGTTCCACGGGAAACAAACCGGAAACGCTCCTTCCTCGATGTCGCAATGGACAGGTTCAATCATGGATCAGCAGGCTTTCAAGGAACTGACGCGGATGCTGGAGTCGTTCCCGGCGACGAGCGGCAACCCGGATCTGACGGTGAGCGCCTACGAATTGGCGGTGCGAGGCCTGTCTTCCCAAGCCATCATTGAAGCATGCCAGAGGTTCATTTCCGGCCTTGTCGAGGGGCAGAGCATGGACTTCGCGCCGGCAGCACCGCGCTTTGCTCAGGAATGCAGGCAGAGGCAGGAATACATCGATGTTAAGGCGCGGCCCAGACTGCCGGCGCCACGGTACTTTCCCGGCCCGCTAGCGCCCTTCCAGGTGCGACAGGAGAAGCGCAGAGCAGAGAATGCCGACAGACCAGTAATCGAGGCCCATGTGCCACTGGACCGCTTCATAGCCTTGTCGAGGGCGAAGCAATTGCCGACCGGCGCAATCTGGGTAGCGACCATGGGAATCCTTGGGCCTAAGGCCAATGCAGCCTGACGATCTAGACCTCTTCGGCGATTGGGGAGCCTGGGAAGAGGCAGAAGCATCATTTCACAAAAGGAGCCATATCGATGACAGCCTTGGCACGCCTGAGCGACGAAAGCGAATGGGGACTTACGCGGATCGAATACGCGCTTCGCGACCGGCAACGGGTGAGGGAGAAGCAACGCCAGCGCCGAGCGGAATATCTGCAAAAGGTCGCCGTTCGTGAGCGCAATGAAAAGGGCCAGTTCGTTGGCCCTGAGCCTGTGGATAACCCAACGATATGGCGCCTGAAAGGCGAAGATATTCAGGAGCTTGGTATAATCGCGGTGCGCGGTTCTGCAAAGCATTACACCAATGGCACGCGCGGCGGCAGGATCGGTGAAACAGAGACGGTCGTTTCCCTACCGTATGTCTCGTTGCTTCATGGCAAGCGGAATACCTTCGGAGGGTGAGATGATCCGCGATCCCGTGGATTTTCAACGTGCTGTTGACAGCCGCCGCGCAAAGCGAATGGCGCACATTGACCAGATGACGCCCGAGATGCGGGATCTAGTCAACGAATACGGCTACTCCGTAGTGAGGAACTTCTTGAACTGTGGCGTAACAAAAACAAAGCAGATCAGGCATTTGGTCGAAACGGTCCTAGATGAATTCAGCCCTACACGCGGCTCATTTTCGGTGCAGGGTATCCGAACATATCACGACCTAGCGGAGACACCATGACCAAGGCAGCAACGAGGGCTGAGAAGCGGGCATGACGGCGGAAAAAACATCTGACGGCAAATGGGCGGTGATGAGCGGTATCGAAATGCTTGCGGGACCTTTCGATACTTCATCTGAGGCATGGCGCTGGATCGATCGCTACGAGGGAGAGCCGGTCAGCCGTGGCGAGCAAACGGCCGAATGGGTCTTCCGCAAGATGGTGGATGCCGGCACATGACGTGGTTCGCTGTGAGGACAAAGCCCGGCTCCCAAATGCCACAGCGCAGTTACGAGGTGGAGACAACTCGTGGTGCGAAGGGCTATCGGCTTGTCTCCAGCCTGGACCCGAACGTGTCGGCGGTTGAAGTGGCGCTGAAGAGAGGCGGCTTTACCTACTATATGCCGGCTGAGTTCAAGGTGGTTCGTAACCGCCGAAAGACGGGCGTCTATCAGTTGCGCCGGTTCGCTCTCCTGCAGGGCTATGTCTTTGTCTACGATGTCATCGACTTCGAGAAGCTACGCAAGATTCCGGGCGTGGCAGGGCTTCTCGTTTCATATGTTGGCGATGAACGCGTGCCGATGCAAGTCTCGCTTGCTGATATCATGATCATGCGAACCATAGAGGCCAAAAGCCAAGCTGAGGCTGACAGGAGAGTGGCGGCTCTCAATTCCGCAGAGCGCGCAACCACGAATAAGGTCGCACAGAAAGCAATTGCTGCCGCCAAGCGAAAGCTTAATCCAGGGCAAAACGTAAAGATACTCTGGGGCAGGGGAATAGGCCATGAGGCCACGCTTTTGGGCTGGGAAGACAGTCAACACGTGAAGGCCATAATCGACAATCTTAAGACGGGGAAAGTGGAGGAAATCTCCGTTCCCTATGACGCCGTGCGGTTTGTATTGGAGGCAGCGGAATGAAAATCAAAGCGTTCGGCTTGATAGACCCGGAAGGTGAGTTGGCTCCATTTACGGGCTGCGACGAAGGATTTGCCTGGGCGACTCTCTCCCATCTCCTCGGATACGACAAGGGTGAATTCAAGGCCAAACTTGAGAGCCTTGGATGGGCGGCTGTTCCCGTGGAAATCTCCACGGTGGAGGAGGAAATATCATGAATGACCGCGAGATGATGAAATCCAAGCTGGAGCGCTATCGAAAGCTGGCTTTTCGTGCGGCTGAACTAGGGAAGCCCGACTTCGCGGCGGCTTTGGACCAGATAGCGGATGACTATGCCAAACTGCTCAGTATGGTGAAATATATGGACACCGCCAAGCAGACGAGGGGTGGGAGATGAAAGGTCAGAAATTCGAATCCGTTGACCAGATGCTCAAGCTCATTGGCGAGAATGATTCGCTTGCGCTGCGAACCGTCAAGGAAGCCTACGACTTGGCCGGTAACTTCGAAGAGCAGATATATGCGGCCATTTCAGGTGGCAGGCCGCAAGACGTTATGTACCTCGCCTGTCAACTCGCTCATGACGCCATCATCGCAGAGCGGAACCGCTGCATAGAGGCAGTGAACGCCGGCTTCCAGGAATGCGGCGGCTATACAGAGCTTCTGGAGGCCATAGTGACGCACATCGTTGATCCACGGCCGGACTTGCAATAGAAATTTTCTTCGTATATATTTTCTGCAGGGTGATTTGGGCGACAGGGACACGTCACGGCTCATCAGCGGGACATTCACCATCCCAGCGCGCCCTTATCTTTGCCAAAAATCAGGATCGAGCCCCGGCGGCTTCTCGTTGAAGCGCCTCGCCGGGGCCTCTCATTGCAGGTCAACCCGGCCTCGCCGTGAACGGCATGGCTAAGGGGATAAGCGCAGACCCCTCGCGGTCGCCGCCTGCATACCCTCATCACGAGGATTCCATGCCTGAACCTCGCGCCATCACAGAAATAGCCGAGAAGGAAGCAGCGCTGTTCCTGGCTGAGCAGGCGAGGCAGTTCGTGGACTGTTCAATCAACTTGGCGGCATCGAGCATGCCTATCCCGGCCGTAATCAAGCTGCTCCGCGATCACATTGCGCTCCTAGAGGATTTCGGATGACGCTACACCGCTCTCCGATCCATAGCCCGATACGCTCGCCGATATACAGTCCATTGGTGGGGAAGTGGGGTGCATCTTTCGACCCGCGCACGCTGTTCGCCAACGGTGAAACTGGATGGACTCGCTTGCCTGGAACACAGTATGGCATATCCTATCAGGAGCGCTCCGGGTCATCCGCCGCGACAGTATGCGCCAATGGGGATGCAGTCGGCACGTTCAAGGACCTGATCAAGAATACGTATTGGACCGCCTCTGCTGATTCTCGCAGGCCGATATTCAGCGTTGGCAGCTACACCAGCCACGACTTCGATGGAGTTGATGATTGCCTGATCGGGCCAACAACTGATCTCACGGGGACCGCCAAGGTAACGACGTTCCATGCGGTCGAGTGCGACAATGCGGCTGGGACCCAGATTATTGGGGAGTTTAGCAGCAACTTCAACAGTATCCCTGGCACATGGTTGCTGGACACAAGCGATACCGTGGCGGGTGATTTCTCGTTTGGCCTTCGCAACAGTTCTGCCGCAACAGCTCGTCGCTCTGGGGGTAATACGCTCCCCAACAAGGTCGTGCTGTCATGCGTGCGGGATTTGACCAAGAACACCTACGCGACATTCACGCGACCTCGCATAAACGGGGTTACGCCGTCGCTTACGGACACGGGCACCCAGACGACCGGAACCGCGTTCGCAAACCAGACGCCCTATGCGGGCGCACGCGGCGACGCCAGCCTGCGGTTCAACGGGCGCATCATAGCGGAGATTGTAGTGGGTCGCGAGTGCACCCCCGCAGAGATCACCGCCACCGAGCAATATCTAGCCGGCTTGGCCGGGCTAGTCTTCTAGAGGGGATCACATGGACCGCCTCCCTACCATCATCACAGTTCAGGCCGCATATGTCGATGCGGTTAATCGGGTCTTCTCTGCGATGGGCGCGGGGGAGAACAATATCTCTCGTGCGGCCATCCCGGCTGACACTATTGACCCCACGCCCAGCACTACGGCCACGCACTACATCGCCATGGACATGGGTGCCGATGCTGACAAGGTGGCTATATGGCAGGCAATGTGCAGCGGCGTGCTCCCGCCCATTGAGGGTGTTTGGGGCGAGGCCGGCATTATAAGCGAAAGCGATGCGATTTCTGCGCTCGCCTTCATGACTGTAGCCAGCGAGGCGGGCTTGACCGCACCGGGAGCGCCCGAGGCGTTTCTTGCTGGTATCCTAACAGGCAAAAGTCTCATGCTGCGCCCGGAAGGTGGAGCAATAGGGTGACACGGCGATCCTGAGCGCACAAAAAGGAACAACACCAAGGCAAGCGGCACGACAAGCGGCACAGGCGCGCTAGACGCGGTGGGGCCACGCCTGCACTAAACCCAATCCCGGGCAACCTCCCCTTAAAAGGACTGCCATCCCAACCTCAGGAGCGCCAATAGATGGCCACAGGAACCACAAGCGGGACCGGCGCGCTTACTGCGGTCGGGCCGAACTACAAATTCGCGATCAAGATGGACTTCGGAACCGGCTCGGTGGACATCGAGGAGAAGATGCCTTCCGGGAATTGGATCAAGGTCGTGACGGGCATCACCGCTGACTATTCCAATATCTGGGAGTCGCCCGCGATGACCACGATCCGCCTCAATGTCACGGCGCATTCGGGCGCCATCGAATGGGCAGTGATCCCTGGGGATCTGAAGTCCTAGCCAATCCTGCCCCAGAGCAGTGTTCGTCGCCCGCTTCGTGCGGGCTTTTTCATGGTCGAAGCAAAGGATAAACGCAAATGACCACGCAGCCCCGTCCTTACAAGTCCATTCTCGGCAAGAAGTTCGGCATCGGCGCCTACGGCCAGATGGTCGCCAATGGCATCAATCTTTCGCAGCCAGCCGTCGATGCGACGATCAGCATCAGCGCGGAAGGTGCCACGACTGGCGACACTCGCGACATCACCATCCAGTTGAAGGATGCCCACGGCCAAGCCATCGATTATGCCGAGAATTTCGAGATCATCATGTACTCCAGCTCGGCAATGACCGACTTCGTTGCTGCTGGCGGCTCAACTGGTGTCCAGCAGGGCGCGACGGGCAAACTCCTGGCCATCGTCGCCAAGAAGGTCTTTGCCTGCATCACCAGCACGGCCGGCGCATGGGCTGGCAGCTATCTCGATACCGGAACCGCTGCCGGCTATCTCGCTGTTCGTCTGCCGAATGGCCGCGTCATCGGCGGCGGCACTGTCACCAACGCGTAGTGACTGAGCTTGGAGGCAACAAGCTTTGACCGCTGGACGACCTACCGACTTCGATATCGCCTTCATTGAGCAAGCCGAGAAGCTTGCGTCGCTCGGGGCCACAGACATCGAGGTCGCAGACTTCTTCGACGTGGACGTGAGAACCATCTACCGGTGGAAGCATGCCCACGTCGAATTTTGTCAGGCCCTAAACGCCGGCAAAGAGAAAGCCGACGAGCGGGTGGTGAGCAGCCTCTACCACAAGGCTATCGGCTACACGTTCGAAAGCGAGAAGATATTCCAGCATCAGGGCGAGATTATCAGGGCTCCCATTCGAGAGCATGTGGCGCCCGACACGACGGCGGCAATCTTTTGGCTGAAGAACCGTAGGCCGGAAGAATGGCGCGACAAACAGGAGCATACCGGCCCGAACGGTGGACCCATACAGGTCACCATCGAATCCAAGGACGCCGCGATCCTGTGACGTTCCACCTGACGCGGAAGCAGGAAGCGCAGCTCGCTCTGATAGCCTCCGACGCCACGCACATCATGGCCTACGGCGGCTCTCGCTCGGGCAAGACATTCGGGTTTGTGCGGGCGGTATTGATCCGGGCACTTGCTCACAAGAGCCGGCACGCAATCCTGAGATATCGGTTCAACCATATCAAGGCATCGGTCATCCTCGATACGCTGCCGAAGGTCATGGAGCTTTGTTTCCCCGGCGTAGATGCCAACTGCAAGCTGGACAAGACGGATTGGTACTACTCCTTGCCCAACGGCTCGGAAATCTGGTTCGGCGGCCTGGATGACAAGGAGCGCACAGAGAAGATCCTGGGCCAGGAATACGCGACGCTGTACCTAAACGAGTGCTCGCAGATCCCGTACGCCTCTCGCAACATGGCGATCACCCGCCTTGCCCAGAAAACACCGCTGAGGCTCAAGGCCTACTACGATTGCAACCCGCCCGGAATGGCGCATTGGACCTACAAGCTTTTCGTAGAGAAGAAGGACCCTGATCGCCGGACGGCGCTGGCGAATCCGACGAACTACGCCGCCATAACCATGAACCCGAAGGACAACGAGGCCAATTTGCCCGCCTCGTATCTGGAGGAGCTTCAGGGCATGTCGGAGGCCATGAGGCGTCGCTTCTGGCTCGGGCAGTTTGCCGACATGTCGGACTCGGCACTGTGGACGATGGAGCTTCTAGACCAGCAGCGGATCGTTGACGGCAATACGCCTGAAATGGTGCGCATCGTCGTTGCGGTCGATCCCTCCGGTGTTGCCGGGGAAGAAGACAAGCGCTCCGATGAGGTCGGCATTGTCGTTTGCGGGCTCGGCAAGGACGGGCGAGGCTACATCCTGGAGGATTTGTCCGGTCGCATGTCGCCGGCGGATTGGGGCACTGCCGCAGTATCCGCATTCGATCGGTGGGAAGCCGATTGCGTGGTGGCGGAAAGCAATTTCGGCGGTGCCATGGTGGCGGAAATCATCCGCTCGGCGGCTGCGAAGCGTCAAGGCTCACTGGTTCCGTACCGAGAGGTCACCGCCTCAAGGGGCAAGGTCATACGGGCTGAGCCCATCGCGGCTCTGTTCGAGCAGCAGAAGGTCTCTCTCGTCGGCTATTTCGGCGAGATGGAAGATCAGCTCTGCGCGATGACCACGGCTGGTTATGTGGGCTCCCGCTCACCTGATCGAGCCGACGCGATGATCTGGGGACTGGCTTCGCTGTTCCCCGCAATGACCAAGCCGGAAACGGGCATCGGCAGGCATCGTGCGCCGGTCGTCCACATGGGCTATTCGAACATGAAAAAACGGAGAGCATGATGAGCTTTCTTTTTGGCAAGAAACAAAAGCCGGCCGATCCCACGCCGATGCCAGTTCCCGACGATGCACAGGCGAGGGCGGCCGATCTCCGCCAGCGCCAGCAGATCGCCTCGCGTTCGGGCCGCGCATCCACGATGCTGTCTCGTCGCACGGGCGATGCCGGCACCACGAGCTATTCCAACAGCCTTCTGGGCCAGGCCGGCTAATGGACTCTCGCGCCAAGGAACTGGTCAGCATCGGCGACAGGCTCTTTGCGCAAAAGCAGCAATGGGACTCGCTCAATCAGGAGATTGCTGAGCAGTTTTTCCCGATGCGCGCCGACTTCACGCAGTCATTCTCGCTCGGGGATGATTTCGGCACGGACCTGATGGATTCCTATCCGGTTCAGGCTCGGGAAACGCTCGGCAACACCATTGGCGCGTTGCTTCGTCAAGGAGACTGGTTCGAGGTCAAGACGGGCCTCGATGAAGTGGACGAAGACCCGGCAAACGCAAGATGGCTGGAGTATGCGACCAATCATTTCCGCCGGCTGGTCTATGATCGCCGGGCCAATTTCGTCCGCGCCACCAATGAAGCAGACCATGATTGGGTAGCGTTCGGCAATCCTGTTCTGTCGGTCGAGGAAAGCCCGGATCGCACGCATTTCCTGTTTCGCACCTGGCATCCGAAGGAATGCGCCTGGCTGGTCAACGGGGTCGGCAAGATCGACCACAACCAGCGCAACATGCCGATGACCGCGCGCAACATGAAGATGCGTCGGGCATGGGCCAAGAACCTGCATTCCGATATCATCCTGGCAGCGGAGAAAGAGCCCGCCAAGGAGTTCAAGGTCCGCCATATCGTCCTGCCGTTCGAGGAGATTTACGGCGACGACAAGGCCAAGCGGCGCCAGTACAAGGACAACCCGTTTTGCTCCCTGTACATCGATGTTGATCACCAGATCATCCTGGGTGAGGGACCGCTTCCGGTCTTCAATTACGTCATCCCGAGATGGCGCACGGTGTCCAGCTTCCCGCAGGGTTTCAGCCCGGCAACGATCAATTCGCTTCCCGATGGCAGGATGCTTCAGGCGCTCGCTCGCATCCTTCTGGAGCAGGGAGAAAAGGCCGTCGATGCCCCGATGTTCGCGAGAGGGGAAATCTTCCGCGACGCGGTGAACCGCTATGCCGGCGGCATGACCTATGTGGACCTCGAAGCCGATCAGAAGATCCAGGATGCCATCTTCACGGAGCAGCCATCAAGTGGCCTGAGCTTCGGCATGGAAATGAAGCAGGACGTTCGCAATCTCATTGCGGAGGCCTTCCTGCTCAACAAGATCATGCTGCCGCCGCAGCAGAAGACGGCAT